TTACTCTTTCTCTTTTTAGATTTACGGCGTGTTTTGCGTCTTTTTTTACGTGTCTTTTTTCGGTGTTTTGTTCCCCCATGAATCTCAGCAACCCCTGCTGTTGTTAATGTGTCATACCCTCCTTGTCCAGATCCACTCCCATCACCTTTTGGATCACGTCTTGGGTCATCTGGATGAAATGGTTTTTTTGGTGCGGGATTAATCAGTTTCGTATGTGTTTCCCTCACTATCTTATAATAATTTACTACTATTAAAATAATAGTAACTAACGGTATCAATTCTGCGATAAAACGTAAACCTTCGCCGGTAGTTTCTGTGGTAACTGTGTAAGGAGATGCTAATTCTCTAAATACATCTTCTCCTCTATCAAAAAGCCTATTCTTATTTGCAATAAATGTATCTTTGCGATTATTCACAAAATCTTCAACACCGTTAGCTAAATTTGAAAAGGTATGTCGTAATAAATTTTGCCAATCCGTTGAGCCACTTTTTGTATTTGAATCAATATTTGTAGGATAAACTAATGCGTCTTCATTGTCAAACTTTCGTATTAACTCCTTTCGTTCCTTATCTTTAATAGTAGGATTATCTCTAATACCTTCTTGTATCCTGCGTCTTAATCTTATTTGTATATCCCTATTCATAATATTAATTGCTATTTGTGCATCCCGTTCTTGTCTTTGCGCTTCGAGTTGTAGTTTTTTTCGAAAATATGTTGGAAATACTTGTTCAATTCCCATTATTGCAATATGAGAAAACCATAAAGCCTTTTCATATGTTATCAATGTTACACCAATCCCTATTGCATAAAACAACACTTCTAATAAGCACCATATTATTAACTTACAATAATACATCATAAGTTCTCTTTCATATTCATCTAAGGCTCTTTGTTCCTGAAGTACAGCATTATGCATTCTTGCCACATTCTCGAGATGTTGTGAAAGAACATTCATATTCAATGTTCCGTCTTCTTGACTCCTTTCTAATTGTTCTATATATTCTATTAAAGAAGTTAGTTTTGGTGTTGGTTCTCTATTTTTTCGCTTGATTTTCATCTTTAGGTCTTTAATATCATCTTTTGTTTTTCTAAAAGGACTATGTTCGCTTTTTTTTTCTTTATTTTTTTCTTTATTTTTTTCTTTCTTTCTGGATGGTGTTTTATTTCTTTTTTTTCTTCTTATACATCTTTCCCTGTTTTGAGCAATTACTTTGCAGTGTGAGTGTAATTTTTCTTCTTTTTCAATTGACGTTGCTTGATAAAAGTCTGTACTTAATGGCTTTCCACACCAAGTACAGTTTATTACTCCACCTTTTTTACTACGTTTTCCACCTTTTTTATCTGGTAATAATATATTCAACATTTTTCTTGTTTCATCCATTACTTCCTTCCTATTTTTAATTATAATACCATCTTCAATAATATCACATTCAATAATATCTGCCATATATTAATTATGAATATTAATTTTTATTCATAATTATAAGAATGGACTTCTAATTTTCTTTTTTCTTTTAACCTTTTTCTTAGCTTTACCCTTTTTCTTACCCTTAGTTTTTTTACCCTTTTTCTTTGTACTTGCTTTAGTTTTCTTTTTCTTTGGAGCTTTTTTTACAGTTTTTCTTTTTTTACGAACAGGCTTTTCTTTTCCTGGTAAATATCTTAAGAAATACCATTCATATTCTTCAGTATCTCTTTTATCTTTTAATTCATTAAATTTACGTGATTTTTCTGCTAACAATTCTTCTTTGGCGTGAGCAGTTCCATAACAATCCATACTAAAACGTCTTAATATTCCATGACCCTGATTAATGCGATTTTTTTCTAAAACTCTATATAAAAATTCGCTCATACACAAAATACGTTGTTCATCATAATAACTTCTATTGCTGTATAAGAATGCTAAATAGAAACTCAACATAGTATCTAAGGTAGCGATTTTAATGAATTCGCCTTCTAATCTTATTTCATTGTAACTGTGACAAGAAAGAGGTTCATATATAAATACAACAGTTTCTTCACCAACAACAATCTCATAATGAGGCGCTACAATTTCTCCAATACCTTCATGTTCAATTATTTCAACATCATTTATACCAATATCTTTTAATCTTTCTTTAATTATTCTTGCGCATGCTGTTGGATCTTCTGATAAAACATCAAAATCAGGAATTCGTGGAACTTTAGTTTTTCTTAGTTTTGGGATTTCTTTTAAATACAATCTATTTGCGAATGCACCAAAGAAAACGCAACCCTGATTTATCAACGTATCTTTAACTACATAAAATATTTTGTCCTCTATTTTATTTAAAAATAGGTCGTCCTCACTTATTTTACTACCCCCCTTCTTTGTTCGTTTGATAATGGTTGGTTTCATACCATATTCAAATAAACGCTGAACAGATTCTACGGAACAATTTTTACCTCTTAAAGGGTAATGTTTGTTTAATAGTCCAAGTCTTTTTAAAACCTTTTCCCAACGACTAACATCACCCTGTGGTCTTGATAATTCAAGATACATAGACATCCTTAAATAATTGATAGAGCAATACATTATACCATTAACACTTAAGGAATCACTCATTAGCGTATCATACAACTGTTTGGGTAAAAATGTAATATCGGCAACAGGAATATAATTAACGAACACTTTGAATGTTCCTGGATGCATCCCCGATTTGGCTTCAACTTCAGTATACCCTTTTTTATGATAAATATCTGCTAAATTTTTTGCGTCATTTAATGGATCTGGAGAGTAAAAATCATAATCGGGTAATTCAATCTCTTTATTATAAAATTGCTCATATATTGGTAGTAAATTATTAATCGCTGTTCCTCCATAACATATTCTTCTTGTTTCTTGTAAAAAACTTTCAACTATATGAATAATATCTTGTATTTCTGGTGTGTTTATCTTTTTTTTACCGGCCTTATCTTCAATCATTTGAACAGCTTGTCTAACAATAGCTAATTCACATTCTTCAAATGTCATATCTTTTGTACATAAATCTGATCGTTTCTTAGGCATTAATATATATATATATAATTATAGATATTAATTAATTATTTTCGAGTTTTTCTACGTTTTCTCTTACGCTTTTTCTTTGTACGTTTTCTTTTACGTTTTTTCTTTGTATTTTTTCTTCTTCGTTTTCTTTTTCTCTTACGCGTTTTCCTTTTACCACCCTCTGCTGCGGGTTTATAATTATTTAAGAGTTTTGTAATTTTATCTGTTTCCCAATGCCATATGGGTTTGTCCAGATTTGAATGACTAATTACCCACATTCCTGGTTGACTTTTACTTGCACGAAATTTTGCACCAATATCATTCAACTCTTTGTATTTTGGATGAAGTTCTATATTTTCTAATGTTTGTGGACAGGCTTTATTCTTTGCTTTCTCTAATGCTTTTCTTTTATCTAAATACTGTGTTGTTGGAAAACCATAGTCTTTCTTCCAAAAACTTTTTTTAAAATCATTATGAATATAATAATCTTGCATTTTCTTGTCATGATGTTTCACTGTCCAACCATCTTTTTCAATCTCTTCGTCGATATATTCGTTGTTGTAGTGTTTGCCATTTCTATCATAAAGTCTTCTATCCGTTACATCGGTTACATTATAATATTTTTTCGGCGTATTTAATGATTCCGTTACAAAAATTAATTGTCTAAGTACCAATTCATCTTCACTATCACTATAGTAGTCATCAGAACTACTTTCTTTTTTTTGTTTTGCTTTCTGTTCTCTCCAATAAGCAGTATAAACTTCAGCGAATTCTTTTTCCCAACCCTCTTTATCAACATCTACATTGTATGGAGGTTCAGATGCTTTTTTCTTCCTTTCTTCTAATCTTTTTTTCTTATCAGCTTCTCTTTTTTTCTTCCTTTCCTCGTTTTCTTCTTTCCTCTTAGCAGCATCAGCTTTTTCCATTTCTTTTTTTTCTTTTTCAATTTCTTGATGTGTTCTAAAATTAAGCAAATCGCCATTATCATCAAATGATAAAATATAATCTACTTTTCCTGAATTAAATGGACAATTATCTACTCCACCGATATCACCATAATGATCAGCAATAGCATGAATTTGTTGATTCCAATTTGTTACATAACCATCCCATTCATAATTAATTACATCACCCATCTGATCATCAGTTTGTTTCCATTCACTACTATCATTATACCATCTCCAATTTTCTAACATTTTATTTATCATTTCCATTAAATCTATTTTTGACTCCATACTTATTTTTTCCTCTCTCGATTCACTTTGTTTTTTAATATGTATAGCCTGTTCTCTAATAGATGTCATTTGTGTGTGAATGATTTTACGCAATTGTTTTCTTGAAATTGTTTTACCAGTCGCTAAACTTGACATATATTAATTAATGAGATAATTAATATATTTATACTTCAGTACAATCACCAGTAATATCATTACATCTTTTCTGTGGAACACTTGGGTCTTCTTCTGGTTTGTTCATAGGTTTAGGCATTGGTATTTTTCTTGGTCCCCATAATAAATCTTCTGGTTTTAACACAATCTGTTGACCTTTAGCCCTAAACATTTCATTATATTTTTTCATTCGTTGTCCGGCTTGTGACTTTTCAGATAATTTACTATAATTCATAAATACAAATTGAACACCATACGCGTGATGTGATTGCCAATTTGAATTATCGACAGCAGCCGTATCATAACTATTTATAGGATATGTCATACACAATCCATTTAAATTCTCTTTCTTAAAATCAGATATAGCAAGTGTATTAGTTACACTAAAACCTGTTTCAACGCGTATTTTACCCTTTGGGCTTACATGAGATGTAGGTGATAAATTAACATATGAAAAGAATTTGTTATTTTGTTTATAATCATCACAAAAATCTTCAACCATAATAATAATTTTCTTTTTTAATTTACTTAATGGCGTATGTGCTAAATTTTTACCCATTACCTTATCAGTTCCCTCTTTAGCATAGGCAGGTCCCAATAAATATCCTTTGAAATATCTTTCAATTAAATCTGCTAATATACCATACATAACATCTTTCTTTCCTGATGCTTTTATTCTTAAGTTAATAAATAAAGGATCATTGCTATTGGGAGGGCCCGAAAATGCGAGGTTTTTTATCATCGCAAAAGCATCATTTACTGTAACATGATTATATGTTCCTTTTGAATCATATCTGTGTTTTCTACAGGATATTTTAGAATTAATTTGTGGATGATTTCCAGCACCAATAATAGGTTGATTTTCCATAGACATGTATATTTCTAAATCTATTGCACGAACACCGTGATTTAATATGGCCTCCAATGCTTTTAAATCTACATATCCATTTTCAAATTCACCAGTACAACAAGTATTATAACTACTTGCAAAATAAAAATTAACCAATGGTTGGCTACTCAGTTCTCTATATGAAGTTGCTGATGAAAAATTCTCTATTATTCTTTTTCCAGTGAAACCCTCATTTTTAATCATATCGGCATATTTATTTGCTAATGCGGGACCTTTTGCTAATTCTCTTTGTATATAAAACGTTCCCAAGAATACTACAAGACTCGTAAATAATATCCATCCCAAAATTATACCAATTTTTTCAAAGTTCATATATTAATTATGTACATAATTAATTTAATATAATTAATTATATCACGATTTAAAATTTTAATATCTAAATATTTTATTAGACATGACTGGAGGATTAATGAATTTGACAGCAGCTGGAAATGAAAATATAGTTATCCACGGTAACCCAAAAAAAACATTTTTCAAAGCCGTATTTAAAAAACATACCAATTTTGGTCTCCAAAGATTTAGAATTGATTTTGAAGGCAATAGAGTATTAAATTTTACCACGCCTACTATATTAGATTTCAAAATACCAAGATATGCTGAACTATTATATGATACATACGTGTGTGTTACATTACCTGACATATATAGCCCATTACTTTATAAAGGTGAAAATGAATTAGGTAGAAATTTAATTCCTTACGAGTTTAGATGGATTGATGAACTCGGAACAAACATGATACAAGAAGTTGAAATTTATACTGGTGGAACTACTTTAGCCAAATATTCCGGTGAATATTTAAGTTGTGTAAAAGAAAGAGATTTTACAGGCGCAAAAAAAGATTTATGGAATAGAATGACTGGAAATGTTCCTGAAATCAACGACCCTGCTAATGCTAATGGTAATATCAATGTATACCCAAATGCTATGTATATTGATGAAAGCGGTGTTGAGCCAAGTATTCGTTCAAGAAAAATATATATACCTTTGGATGCGTTCTTTTGTGAATCCAGTAAAATGGCTTTGCCATTAGTAGCATTACAATATCAAGAAGTAAGTATTAGATTAACATTTAGACCAACCTATCAACTATATACTATAAACAACATTGCTGATATCCAAGATGATACTTGTATTAGTTATAGAATAGCACCAAATCCAAATGATTTAGATAATCAATTATGGAGATTTTTACAGGCACCACAAGATGTCGCCGCAAGTCAAGAATTATATAATCAAACACGTAATGATTGGAATAGCGATGTTCATCTAATTGGAACATATGTATTTTTAGGACAAGAAGAAAGAAGAACAATGGCACAAAATTCACATACTATATTGTTGAAACAGGTGAAAGAATATGATTTTTTGGGACAAGCGGGTTCTAAAATTGTCGAAATGGAAAGTCGTGATTTATTATCAGGATATATGTTCCGTTTTAGAAGAAGTGATGCTCTTATGAGAAATGAATGGTCTAATTACACTAATTGGGCATATAGAAATGTTCAGCCTCAAGCATTATCTGAAGATTTACCACTATTGGATGGCAATGAAATACCTAATCCAAATAATTTTCATATTACGGGTTCTATAGGGACATATGCTCACAATCAAAAAGAAATTCTTTCTGAAATAGGTATTATTATGGGTGGTGTATATAGGGAAAAGGTATTAGATTCTGGTATATTTAATTATATTGAAAAATATATGCGTTCTACAGGAGGTGCAAAAGATGGATTATATATGTATCAATTTGGTTTAAATAGTAACAAAAAAGAATATCAACCTTCTGGAGCTATGAATGTAAATAGGTTTGCTGAAGTTAGTTTAGAATACAATACGGTTGAACCACCTTTTAATCCAATGGGGGCTTTAGTAGAATATATTTGTGATGCCAGTTCTAATCCAATTGGTTTTCGTAAAAATACTGGTTCATTAAATTCATATAATTATGATATGAGAGTGTTTGAAGAAAGATATAATGTATTAGTGATCAAAAGTGGAAGAGCAGGATTAATGATGAGTGTTTAATATATTAAATCTAAGTAATTAATATATTGAAATGAAAACAAGAAAAAAAGGTACAAAGAAAAATAAGAGAACGCGCAAAATGAGGGGTGGAACGTTAAAATTCAGTTCCGTAGAAGATTTGATTGATTTAATTCCTTTCACTATTACTAATCATGATTTAATCGGCGATGAATATCTTGATATTTGGTCAAATCCATTATCCGATAGGAGTGAATTTGAAAACATGCATTGGATTTCATTTGGAGATAACAATTATATGTATTCAAACCATAATGGTGGAAAATGGAAATTTAATGGTTTTAATCAAGATAGAGAGGAGTTTGATTTTCGAGATGATCCAGAGTTGCAGACACTACCTTATCATTATACGATTGGTATTAGTTGGGATGACTTAAAAGACGGTAATTATAAGTTAAAACCCGCTGACGCATCCGAATTTTGGGAATACGAAGACCCAAGAAATTTGGCAAAAGGAGGTCGCCGTAAGAAAAAGACGCGTAAATACAAAGGCAACAAATACCCATACAAAAATATCACCAAGAAAGAAGCAATCGCCGATTTTATCAAACTTAAAACCACTACCAATCCTCGCTCACTTAACGGTTTAGAAATTGTTAATTATGGAACAGAAAAATTAAGAGTAAGAACAAAATACAGAGGGAAGTCATTGATCCAACGATGGAAAGATAAAAAAGCAAGAAAAACCTTAAAAAAGTTCGCTAATAGGCTTTATAAAGGTTCTTATACAGATGATTTATTACACGCATATCGTAGTGCTATTGCTCTATCATGGGGAACATTAAGCAGTATGAGAACATCAGCAGCTCTACAAATGTATAGAAAATACAACGCGAAAAAGGTTTTGGATTTTACAGCGGGTTGGGGTTCAAGAATGACGGCGGCATTGGCTGCCGATATAGATTATATTGGAATTGATACCAATAAATCTTTAAAGAAAGGTTATAATAAGATATTAAAAGCAACAAAGAAACATACAAAAAGTAAAGTGAAACTGTTTTTTCAACCAGCTGAAACAGTAGATTATTCCAAGTTAGATTATGATTTTGTGTTTACGTCACCACCGTATGAATATTTAGAATTGTATGAACATATGAAAAATTATGAGGGTACAAAGAAAATAAAACAAGCTTATAGTGCTAATGATACAAAAAGAAAAAATGATGGATTTTATGATACATTTTTAATACCGACAATTAAAGATATTTATAAACATTTACCAAAAGGAAAGTGGATATGTTTGAATGTGCCGGATTTGATGTATGATAAAATTAAAAAGAAATGGAAAGCATGTGATAAAAAAGAAGATTATATGATTAGTAAAAGAGTTGGAAGTGTAATGAAAGCGGCAGATAGAAGAGGACAAGAGTTTGTTTATTGTTGGAAAAAGAAATAATTACATTTCACTTAAATATTTTGTGGCTTTAATAATACCATAAAATGTTCCCCCAAATAAAGCAGTTTTCAATAAATAACCACCAAATGTAGGATTTTCATCCTTTGTGAATAAAGAAGGTAAAAACTTTCGAAAATTTTTTGTCATGAATGGCATTTGAAATAAAAAGTATAAAACCATTACCATCAAAGGCATTTGCAATTCTTCATAAATCATATCCAATCTATCTTGTTCATTTTCTTCCATTTTACCTTTATGCATCATATTATATAACGTATCATCATTTTCAATATAATCGTCCATTTCAGCTTCTGGTATGTAATTTGGCATCATATGTGGGTCTTGTTGTTGTTGCGTATTCATTTGTATATCTCTATTCGGTAATGCTGTTGCTTGTGGTTGTGCTTGTAAAGCTGCTGTTATAGTATTCGCATTATCTGCGGACATTTGTTGCATTGGAACATTATTTGGAGCTTTTGCCGCTGGCAATAGATTATTATTAGGTGGCTTCATCATTGGTGGTGGTCCTGCGTTTTGTTGCATCATGGCATTTTTTTCACTAACGTTCAATACAACTTTATTTTGTGTTTCGTCATTTGGTAGAGCGGAAATACTTGTAGTTCCATTCATATATAAAACTATAAATATTGGTAAAAATTAGTTATTACGCAAAATCAACTATTTTTTTACTATTGTCGCATTTTGTTGCTTTTTTAGTAAATTTATAACATTTGTCATCAAATTCAAATATTTGATTGTTTATTTTATCAATTTTTGGAGCTTTAAATACTAAACAATTTCTATCATTACAAACTTTTCTAAATAATGTTGCAAGTCCTAATCCTAATAATATTGAAATTACGGAACGACCGAAAACTCCAGTTATCAATCTCCTTATATACATATATTAATTATAAACATTATTAATTTATGTATTATTGAACATTATATGATCGTATCTTATTCTTATCAGTAGGGCATTTTACATTTTGGGCTGTAAATTTATAACAAGTATCAGCGTGATCTTTATATAAAATTTTATCCAAATTATCAGGATTAGGGTATACGTATATTTTCTGTGTTTCTGGTCCAGTAACATATGTAACAAATAATCCAAGGGCAAGACTTACTAAAAATAATGGTACATTGATATATTTCATAATATTGAAATTCATATATTAATTATAGATATAATTAATTTATGATTAATATTATTTCTCTGGTTTCAGGTCATTGAGATTAACTTCCTGAAGTTCAGAAGATGGTGGTCCTGTTGGTGAATACTTTGGAGATTCTGGAGTCCAAGATGGTGATGTTGGTGAATACTTTGGAGATTCTGGAGTCCAAGATGGCGATGGTGGTTTATCTGGATCATATGTTGGTGATGTTGGTACCCAAGCTGGCGATGTTGGTTCCTGATTGGTTACACCAGGAATATATACGGGACTATCAGGTTCATCTGTATTGGCAGCTTTCTCTGTAGGTATTTTAATCTTAAGTGGTTTAGGACCTTTAACAGGTATTTCCATTTGATCAAATTCATCTTCACTATCACTTTCAACAGCTGATCTCATATGTTCAATAACATTACCAGCTTTTTTGATAACTTCTTGATTTTTATAACTAATCTTCTTTTCATGAACCTTATATTCATAAACACTTTTATCTATTTTCTTTTTTTTACCATCATCTTTTGGTTTTTCACCTAAAAAAGACGTTGAATCATTGGGTTTTTTAGCTTCTACTAATTTAAATCCATTATAATATTTAATTTGCCTAATTTTGTTTTGCTGTTCTAAAATATCTGTTATATAGTAATTCATAACACCTTTAGGTCCTTCTTTTTTTATTTTTTCATTAAATTCTGTTATATTAGCATTCAATAGTTTAGTCAATCTGTCAACTTCAGTATTAATATCTGTCATAACAACCTCATTTGTTTCATTATTTTTTTGAGGATATTTTGTCATTTTTTCAAAACTTTCAAGTATATCTTTTAATTTTTTTTGTTGTTCACCATAATCTTCTTTTACGCGCTCAAATTCTTGCAATACTACATCTTCCGATTCCAAATCATACAATAAATCTAATTTTTTTTTAATAATTTCTTCTTTTAAATTTTCCAATAGTTTTTTTGTTTTATTATAATAATTATAGTAATTTTCAACTTTATCTGTTCTTATATTTATTAACAACTCACAAGGATTATTTTCTACAGGACAAGAAACTTTAAGTTGATTTGGTCCAATTTCAAAATTCATTTTTCCTTCTTTACCACATTTAATACATTTATATTTATAATTTTGAATTTCTCTCATCTTATCATTTTTTGTTTTGTAAGCTTTATTTTTTCTTATACGTGATTTAACTTGAATCATTTTATCTTCGAATTGTCCTTTCAATTTATAAAATTCTTCAATCATTTCATTTATATTTTCTGTTTCCATTTATACTTAAACATTATAAAATTTTTTATGTAATAATTCAAAATTACTTTCAAATTTAGGTAAATTTGTAATCATTTCATCATATTCCTTTTGTTTTTTTGAACTCAACGATTTAATTTTATTTAAAATATAATTTTTTTTTAAATTGTCTTTCTTTTTCTTTTCATCATCATTTGGTTTTGATTTATATTTGTAATTTAATACTAAGAAAATTGCTAATAAAAATGCGAAAAATAAAAATACATTAAATAAATTATTATCATATTCGGTCTTTTCAATATGAACTTTTTTTAATGTTTCTTTTAAGAAATATTTTGTTCCTGGTTCAATAAGAGAAGGTCTTATGTTCATTAAATATTAAATCTAAAAAAAGAAATAAATTTATGCATAATATATAAATGTCTGATAGTATTCAAAAAATAAAAAAAGAAAACAAGAATAAAGCTACACCAACAAATTCAATGATGGGGACCATATCATTACTGTTTTTTTATTATGTAGCAAGATATATATTTTGCGATAGATATGGTGTAAGAAAATATGGGAAAAATTTGTCTTATATATTTGGATTTATTGTTGTAGGAACAATACTATTTCAACAATTTAATACAAATTTAGCGGCAACTGGAGATCATTGTAGTGGTGACGTCCAGTTATCTAATGCTATTACATATACTTTAGCACCCAATTTGATATTTGGTTTAACTATATTTATTTTGCTAAATAAATATCCAAGTTGGAAATCACCATTTTCCAATACAATTGGATATATGATAGCATCTATTTTTGGATTGAGAGGAACATTTAACAGTATGTTGAAAACAAGTTCAAATGAAGGAACAGATACTATAAACAAAATCTATAAAGATCCATCCATGTTAATTAATGAATTACAACCTGATGCTCCTACAGTAATAAGACATGATAGTAGTTTTGATATTGAATTAAAAAGACTTGCAAAAGCAAATATATTTAAGGAAGGATGGGAGAAAAATGCCAAAACATTGTATAATTTGGTCGTAATAAAAGATATGGTAGCAAGTTTGCTTTGGTACTCTTTAACATATGCTTTAATAATAGCTACTTCATTTAATGGTATAATGAATATTAACTGTATTCGTTCCGAAAAAACATTAGCAAAAGGCAAGGAGATTGGGAATTTTGGAGCTAAGTTAGGTGCTGGTGCCGCTTCACAAGTAAAAAAAACATCAGAAGGATTTATTGGTGGTAAGCCAAGTAGTAGTTTATGTGGTTCAGCAGGTATTTATTAATAAATATATTTCATAATTATATTTATTAAATGACAAAATGTGAATTACAATAATATAATACAGTTAAATAACATAAAATAGCAACTATAATAGCCAATAACCAAATAGGTAATACCGTTTTTTTCTTTGTACCAATTCCAAACTCTCTTAATGAACCATCTTCATTATATAAAAATGATGGATTTATTAGCTGTATTAGTGCAAAAATAACAACAAATAATAAAATAGAAATAGAAGTTATATTTTTTCTTATAATGGATTTGTTCATAATAAATTAAGTTTAGATTAGTTTTTATATAATAAATTACTAAATATTAATCATTTAATGAAACATCAACTAACCCATTTCTATATTTATCCAAAGTTAAAGAATAATCTATTTTATATACTTCTCTTTTTTTCTTATCATCAATATTTTGCGGCAATTTATTGAGAAAATCGTAATGATAAGGAACTAAATACCATTTACCCTTATCTTTGGAACTTGTAACTAATAAATAATGTATAGATGTTAGATTTTTTACTATTCTATAATTCCATATATTATAGTATTTATTACATTTATTAATTATATATGCTTTTTTTTCGATTATGCGATATTTATCATCATTAACATAAATATTATGTATATCATTTATTAATAAATCATCAGGATTAGCGATATAGTGATATTTTTGTTTGTTAAAACAAGAAAAACACATTAACGATATATTCATTAGTATTATATTTTATTTAAATATTAAAATGCAAAACTTTCAAAATTGTTTTTACTATCAGTGTATAACATATAAATATATCCTCCAAATATTACTGTTCTTTGAATAAAAAATACAACAACGTGATATTTATTATTATATTCAAAATCATATGAACTACATTTCAAATATAAATTCATAAATCCACAAAATATAATTTGTATCGTTTTTGACCATCCACTTACCATAGCCTTACCACTTGTTCCATATTTTATTATCTGTAAAATCATAGCAATAAATTGTAGCGTTGTAAGTATCCAAGAAATATATAACCTTTTTTTCTTATTTATTTTATCTATTTTTTTCGTGTCTTCATCTGTCTGTTGTTCAATATCCATTTATAAATAATTTAATTTAGTATTAAGTTATTTATGTTAATTAATAAAGGTCATCACGACTATCCATATCTTCTTCATCGCCCATATCATCCATCATTCCATACATTTCATTATGTATCTCGTGTTCACCCTGTTGTTGAATTAATAAATTTGTAGCAGCATCACTTAAACCTGAAAACATATTACCTTCTGTATTTAGTTCTCCAGAAGATAAATTTATGTTATTTTGATTAAGCATTTCATCAATTCTTTGTTGTTGTTGTAGTTCTCTATCATACATATCAGGGTCATATTGAAAAATTGCTTTACTTAATCCTATACTCCATTCACCCAATTTATGCTTTTTCAATTCTCTCTCAATCTTCCTATTCTCTTCATCCAATCTATTGAACTGATCCTTAATATTCTCTTTTTCTATCTCTTTTTCTTTTAATACGTCATTCTTTATTGTTTCGGGGTCTTTATCTAACATTTTCTTTGTATCTTTAAAAATATTAAGATACGTGTTAATAATATTTGTTACCATCAATTCATAATCATCCAATTCACCATAAAATTCACTTTCTTCATTTGGATCATCTTTATCATATTTATTTGATATAATGTTACTAACAATATCATAATGTAAAAGAATAATAGAATAAAATATATTAGTAATTACAGCATTATAGACTTTACCGTTAAAAATAGTTTTATTATCACCAATATTACTTAAAAATGGCATTAAGTCTACAAAATCTATAATATCCTTTTTCATCTCTTCAATTCCTTTCATTACAGCTTTACATTTGTCATCACAAGAAAATCTTTCTAATTTATTTAATGGTATAATTGACTTTACTATATTATTTATATGGTTAAAACTAAATTTTTTTGATCCAAATCCCCAATGTGAAGGCATTGTTTTCAAAAGTTTTTTTTCAGTGAATCTGTCTGTTCCGTGTATAATAATATATGGATAGACAATTACCATATCCTTTATCATTGTAATAATCAAATTAGATAACGATATTAGTGTTTCATCTTCCTTAGACATAAATAAATCTTCACCACGCTCATTAAATTCTTGAAGCTTTTGTATAAAAGTTATAGTATGTTTGGTTTTTTCTATCTTCTTTAATTTATCTACCACCTTTTTTGAAAGTTTTTTATTTATAAAATTAATTCCTTCGATAACTTCATCTGTATAATCAACGTCTCTTTTACTTACATCTTTTTCAGTTTTGGCCACATCATATGTATCATACAATCTCTCCATAATTGGTAATAAATCATCTAAGCCTAAAAAAGTAGTTTTATTCATTTTCATTGATGATACCCAATTTTCAAATATTTGTCTTCTTGACGAAAGAACACTCGCTTTGTCAAAAATAACACTCGAATCTTCTTGTTTCATATTTTGTTCTTCAACATTTTTTCTTGATACATATAACAATAATTGTTTTAAAGCCTCGTCATTCCAATTGTGACCTTCACTTTTTAATATATCAATTTTGTCTTCTATTGTATCTATCTTTTTTATCTCACTTATATTTTTATTACATAATTGTTTTAACGATTCATTTAATGGTATTCCAGTATTAAAATGACAATATTTGATAAAAGATAAATATATAGTAGATTCTGAAAATATAGTTGATTGAACCGATTTTTCTTTACGTGTGTCAATTTCTGATATTAGTAATGGAGGAGTTGCAATATTTTTATGTTTTCGTAAAACATTTTTATATTCGATTACAAGGTCATTGTATTTTTGAATTGTATCATCCAATGTAACAAAATATTCATACGTATTTAAAACATTATCATCATTGCAACAATTATTTTCGGTGTAAGGAACATCGTCTTCTGTTTTTAAAATCAAAGGTTGTTTATCAATTACATTCTGTAAAGATTCAATAATAGCGTGTGAAAATAAATCTATTTTACTTTTTAATTTATTCAATCTTTCCACCGATTCATTAGAAACATTACTATAAGATTTTAATATTTTTTTGTCATATCCATCACCCATTTTTTCTATTTTGCGAACTTGTATTCTTATTAATGGTGGTAAGAAACTCTCCCAAGTATTGATACTTTTTTTTATTGTTAGCTTCTTATCTTTTTGTTTCATATATGTTTTCTTTGTATCCATCATTGCTTTAATCTCAATATTTTTTATAAAATATCTTTCTATCCAACCTTTGATTTCTTTTGCGAATTTTGTTGTTTCAGGTTTTACATCCTTCTTCTTTTTTATTTTTTTCAAACAATTCCATGGTTCTTCCTTGTTATTTACTCTCAATTTTAATGTTGCGCACGTTAAATATTCCAAAAATCCCAATTCTTTTCCCATAGGGAATCCATCCAAATCAACCTGACAAGGCGTTATTGAATTCCCTTGTTTTATGTGAGGTATTGATGTTTGTATTACTATAGCATAAACAGATAATACACTTTTAAATATAAATTTATGGTGATATTTTGTCCAATTTCTTGTATATTTTGGGTCCTTCTTTTCTTTTCTCATTTCTTCTGTTTTTTTATCAAATTCAGTTTTTCTTTGTCTGGATTCTTTTATTAACCTTTTTACATATTGATACATCCATTCGTGTTTATTTTTAGTATTAAATCCAAAAACATCATCATAAGTGGTTAATACATCTTTAATCATTTTTTCATCTCGTGTTATTTTCTGTTGCACTGTTTCTTCTCTTAGTAAAATATTTGTTTGTGCTTCAACAGCATCATCATCTACAGTATCAATAACATCTCTCATTATTATCTTTTGTCCGGATTTCTCATATTTTTGTTCTTCTTCATATAATACTGTTGAAATAACAAAACCACTATGTTTATCAACATATTTATCATTACTTTCTTCACTTTTAGTTCCTCTTTCATCTATTATTTTTTGTAATGTCTCTTGATATTTATCGTTCATATAAGCATTAGCCAATTCATAGAAAAATGTTGGTAATAATTTATTTGATTTATTTACTCCATCTTCGTCTGATTTTTTACAATAAAACCAATTTGGGTCCTCGTCTTTTATTTTTGAATAACTTCTACAAAATTCATCAACAAATTTAATAATATTATCATATTTTTTATATTCATCATCTTCTGCCAATACCTTATCTCTAATTTCGATATAAGGACTTTGTTCATATTCATCCAAATCAATTTCATTTGACAATTTTACTTTTTTAATATCATAATGCAATTTATTATATATATTAAGTTTTCTAAGAAGAGTTAAATTATCAATATTATATTTAATATTTTTTTCAAGATTCGATTTGATATCATTTATTTTTTCAAGCATATCTGTTTCAATATTTTCAATCGTTTCGGCAATCAATTCTTCTTGTAATTTTCCTGTTTGATCTTTTATATTCATACACGTATCATTTATAGTCATACATTTTCTTTTCATATTACAGTTCACAAAATTAAGCTCTTCAGGAGATAAATCGTTTAATGTGTCATCTAAAACCCATTTCTGATTTTTTCGAATATAATATCTATATTGATATTCACCGATATCTACAAGAGCATACTCACCATCAATAATTTTCTTTTTCTTATTTATCATAGAATCACTATCTCTTTCTGCTCTTTCTTCGTCTAATCCTACAACACTCGTCAAATGTTCTTTCAGTATTTTTTTCATTTGTATTTTATCATCCATGTATTTCAAATGTGGCATTTCATTAATAATATCATAACGTGTATCGTCATATATTTTATCAAAATATACATCTATATTATCTTCTTTTCTTAATGATTCAAAATTGTCGAATTTTTTGGCCAATACTTTTGGTTTTAATGTACAATCACCACCATCTTCCATTGATTCTTTAATATTTTGAATTTCTACCTTCAATGCTTCTATTTTATCGGGTATACTTTCATAATTAATATTATTGATATCATATAATGAAACACAATTGTTAAATGCTTTACCATTATCAGTTTTAATTATTTTTTTTAAATATTGTGTATCCGTTTCAGTTTCATCAAAATTATAACATTTACAATCTATACCATTAAATACATCTTTATCCTTAAAAAAGTCAAAAAATATAGAAGGTAAATTGTATGATTTTAAATCCATATAATACTGATTCAATGAATTGTATGTAAACCCAATATCTTTATAGTATTCTCTTATTGAATGTTCTAATGATTTTTGTATTTCAATGTAATGATATAACTCGATATCATCTTCATAAATTGTATATGGTTCCAATTTATCAATAAACTTTGTATAATCTGTTATTCTAATTAGGTTATTGCTCAAATCAGTATATACTTTTTTTATAATTTCTCGAGTGTTAGGAAAAATACTATCTAAAAAATTATTATAGTTATCAACATTATCTTTGATACTCTTATCATTCCACTCTTCTTTGTCCTTAAATCGATATTCTGTTATTTTTTTCAAAAAATGTTTATGAAAAGATTTTTTATTATCATTATCATATATCAATTTTTTACCCATTAGTTTATTATTATTTCTCATTAAACGAAATAATTTATAATAATCGTGTTTGTTGTTGTTAAGTATCGCACTTTCATATATATTTGTATTTTTTAAGTATAACTTTGAATATTCTGTTAAATGTGGTAAAATAATAAACCCAAGTAATGAAATCTTATCACTATTAACTAATTCTTTAAAAAACGCATTTTTCCCTTCTCGTTTATCGTAAAAAGGTGTCATAAATGAAGAATTATATACTTGTGTTTGGAATTGAATATCTGTTACATTAATTTCAGCATCATCTTTGAGTATTTTGGTATCGTCAATACAAGTTTCAAAATTACTTATTTGCTGGATTGCCGAAGAATTATAATTATTTAAATTATCTACCACAGTAAAAAAATTATCATTTATATTTTGTTCTATTATTAAGTTATTATTATTAAAAGGTGCTTCTATATTATTATTTTTATTACCATATATGTATAAATATTTATTGACACCATCTGGCACAATATCATTATACATATTATCCTGAGCATCCATAAGTTCTCTAATATTATCTTCTGTTGTTTTCATAATAACATCATCTTCTACATCAGATATATTTTGTATATCTGTTAAATGCTTTCTATTTCTAACTATTGGAATTATCCATTCATGATTCTTATTAAATTTGGATAAACACTCAATTATTGGTTTATAGTTTTTTGTTTTAATAATGGGTTGTGTAACGTAGTTATCATCGTCAAATACTGAGTGTTTTTTTCTTAGTTGTAAATATCTTTCAACAGTCAAATGTATTTTATTATTATTTAATTCATTTCTATTATTAATATTTATCTTTGATAATAAATTGTCCATTAGGTCTTCTACTTGATAATCGATATCAAATACTCTATCTCTTTCAGATCTTGTTTGAACTTGTGTAACAGTAACATCAGTCTCAATAATTTTTATTTTATCAGCCGAAATGATATCATCTTTTAAAGTATCTTCTATTTCTTTACTATCAAAAATCTGGTCAGGTATTAAATCTTCATCCAATACATCTATAATACCTTGTAACTCATCATCATCATAAACGTCTTCTTCTTCCTCTTCTTCTTCCTCTTCTTCTTCCATCTCTTCTTTATTCCATTTTCGAATTGAAATGATGTTTAAATTTTCTGGGATACCCTTATATTCAAAATCAATAACAAGGGGTGCATCGGGATATTGTGGTGATAATAATTCTATCTGGTCATTTTCCAAACCAACAATTTTACCTTTTATAATTTCTCCTCCATCAAATCCAAAATGAATGGACCAAAATGTTCCTATTTCCATACCATTTTGTTTCGCGAAACCAGGATGCTCTGGACGGTCAACTACAATAATTTGTGTAATTGATGTGTCTTCTATAGCACCATCTTTTATACTTAATTTTCTTAAAACTTTTCTTTGATCAACTATTACTATTTTATCATTATCTAAATAATCTATTAAAAAATATTTATTATGATAAGTGGTATTTGTTTCTGAAATTATTTTTATAACCGCACCTAATTCTAACGAGACGTCTTCATAATTTTCATTTTGCATATTACTTATATTTATAGAAGATTAATTATTTAATAAATTTACTTAAATAATTATTAATAAATTAATTATAAATGGCTGAACCTGTAATTTGTTACGATTTAAATACAAATGGTTATAAATTAAATGACATTGTAAAAGAAGCTGGTGAAGAATTTAAAGTTATAGATAAATATGATGGAAATTTGGTAATAATTAAATATAATAAAGAAAAATTAAATGAAGATAATTATAAAACATTGGGTCGTTTTCGTTCGCTTGTATATGATAAATCAGATAATAGAGTAATATCATATTTTCCACAAAAATCGGTTCTATTAAGCGATGAATTAAATTCAAATAGAGATGAAAAATATCATTTTGAAGAGTTTTTTGAAGGAACCATGATAAATTTATTTTGGTATGACCTAATAAATGATTGGGAAATAACAACTCGTAGTAATATAGGTGCTAAGTGTTCCTATAAACCGAATGGCGATACATTTCGTAGTCTGTTTTTATCAACATTAAATTCACAGAATATCGAATTTGATGACTTGGATAAAAATTTTTGTTATACCTTTGTTTTGCAACATTCAAAAAATAGAATAGTAACACCAATACAAAAAAATAGAGTAGTATTGGTGGATGTAACAAAATGTGGAAAAGATGGTAAAGTATATAGATTTAAACGCGATAATTTTTACAAAATGATCCACAATATTGTGAAAACAGAAAATGTAGAATTACCAACAAGGTGGGAATTGTCAATAAATTACGTAGTTGAAAATTTAAAGAAGGCACCATATTTTTTTATGGGATATGTTTTACACGAACCTTTAAATGACGAAAGAATTAAATTTAGAAATGAGAACTATGAGTATGTAAGACATTTAAAGGGTAATAATCCTAAAACACAATATAGATATTATCATTTAAGACAAAATAATCTTGTAAGAGAATATTTGAATTTTTATCCTGAAGAAAGAGTTGAGTTTTCTAAGTTAAGAAATACACTACATAAATCTACAAAAAATCTATATCAATCATATATTAGCTGTTATATTAAAAAAGACAAACCATTAAAGGATTACGATTATAAATTTAAAACACATATGTATTATTTACATGAATTATATAAGAATGAACTAAAAGATTCAGGTTCATATGTTAACATGAAAGTGGTTATAGATTATATTAATAATTTAGAACCACCAAGATTAATGCATGTAGTAAATGCGGATTTTCATACTATGAATAAAGAAATGGATAAGATTGATTTAGAAAGTAGTATTAGTCATTAAATTGGTCTTTAATACTTAAGATTATATTTTGTGCGATGTTAATAGATGTATTCAATAGGTCTTGAATATAATCAATGGTATTATCGTCTGATGTGTAAGCTAATCTTATTATAGAATGAGAATCGTGTGGATGAGGTTTTAAAAATCCAACAAATGATAAAACTTTTTTATTTAATAAATATTCATAATGTAGAACATATTCTATTAGTTTTCCAATTGTATATGTTTCGTCATCTAAGGTAACATCGAAAGCATTTTTCAATGCTACGTTTGAAGTTTCAATAGATATTTGACTTTCGCTAACTTTTTTCTTGATTTTTGCTAATTTGTTTATAATAATGTCACAAGCCATTTGTACAATTTCTCTATTTGTCCAAATACCTATACTTTCTAAAGTGAAATCAAATGAATTTTCTTTATAATATCTTTTACTGGTGTGATTTTCCCAATTCATTAACTTATCACTCAAGTCATCCGCACTTATGTTTTTTTCTTCTAATGATTTTTCAAATTTTTCTCTTTCATCTTGAACTTTAACAGGATCTATTGTATATCCGTAACCACAGGTACTAACAACATTATATGAACCATTTTCTTTTGCTGTGGCTTTTCTAAAAGTTGCTTGAATATGCAATTTTTCCCCCGGTATCTCATTAGTTATCTTGGGTTTTAATCTTGAAAACAATATGTAATCTCCTGTAAATTTATTTTTTGGAAAAACAATATCTCTATTTTCTTTAGAAAGAAGTTGTCCTTGTGTCGCTTCTTTTAAATTGAAATCTTCAGTTGTAACATCTTTAATATAATCACCATCATTATTAACATTTAACTCCAATATTAAATTATCTATACTTTTACTTAAGTCTTTTATATGAACAGGAATACACGCTAATCTTTGACAAAGAATTTCATTATTGAATTGTGTAGTATTATGCAATATATTGATATTGTCCGGGTCTATAACTACTGTTTCAATATCTGTTAATATTGTTCTTCTTATAGAATTAGCCACACTAACATTCGTATTTGATAATGTGAATTTATATATACCATCTTTTTTACCCAATATATCTACTTTAGGATCTACGATTTTGGAAGTCATTATTTATATATATCTAATCGATTAAATTTAAATCAATTTTAATTAATTAATATGTAAAATTTTTATGAAAAATACCTTCTTTTATATCATATGTCAATACCTCCAAAAAAACAAGAAAAAAATCAAATAATTTACTATAGCAAATATTGCGAACATAGTAATAAATTATTAAAAATATTAAGTAAAACAGACCAAATTAAAGATAAAATACATTTTTTACCGATTGATAGAAGAAAAATTAAAGAAGATAATAGAACATATGTAGTGTTAGACAATGGACAAGAAATATTAATGCCTGATGTTATTAAACAAGTGCCAGCATTATTATTATTACATTATGGAAACAGAACATTGTTTGGTGAAGAAATTTTAAAATTTTATCGTCCTCAAATCGATAAAGAAAGAAAAAAGGCTACTAATTACAATGGAGAACCTCAATCATTTAGTATGAACGAAACTGGAACCTTAATGTCTGACCATTATTCTTATTTGGACCAAAGTTCCGATGAAATGGGGGTAAAGGGAAATGGTGGATTACGTCAAATGCATAGTTTTACAAAAATAGGAGAACATCATACTATAGATACACCTCCAGAAGATTATGTTAAAGAAAGACTTGGTGAAAATGCATTAAAAGAATATCAAGAAAATAGAGACAAAAATATTTCTATGAATTAAAGTATTTAAACACAATTTATTTAATAAATTATATTATAAATTATGGAGGTTCAAAAAAGTGTTTTAGTTAAAGTATTTGCCGAACAAGTTGAAGAGCTTTATTTAGATATGTTGAAAGTTTATCCAAAACATATTAATATTAAAACCGGTTTAACAATAGTACAACAATTAAAAAGATTTAATCCTAAGCTTATGATTAGAAGCTACAATGAATCTGTTAATCAACATTATTACGATATTATTGTAAAGGGTGATATTGATTTTTTTATGAACAAAAATTATGTGGAAGATTGTAGAAGGGGTGGAATGGATATTAACGAAGCGCAGATACAAGCTGATTGGATAGAAACTATAAAAGATTTGGCAAGAGGATTAGAAAAAGAAAATCAAGTAAAACTAATAAAATATTTCCAGAATTTTTCAAGAATTTGTAAAATGTATTATAGTTAATTTTAGTTTAAATATAATTTTTTTTGTATTAATTATATTCAATGGCTGAATCGGGTAATAGATACCAGAATATACAACCCCCTCCTGAATTTTTCAAAATCATGAAGGATTTTTTAAATGATTTGCTCATCACATTTCCAGAATATGAAAGTAAAATTACAGATGAAGAAAATAATATTTTAAATGGTGATGTTAGTAATAATAAAATTTTTGCTTATTGTTGTCAAGTATATCCATCTCGTTTCTTTGATATATTATATAAAAATAGTGAAATGTTTGAAGACGAAGAAAGAGATACGCATTTTTTACCAAATATAGATTTTAAATATTTTTTTGAGCAAAATATTACAGAAAACACAAAAGAAACAATATGGAAATATCTACAATTAATATTGTTTACGGTTGCCGGACATATTAACGATCAAGAATGTTTTGGTGATACCGCAAAATTATTTGAAGCAATTGACGAAGATGTTTTAAAAAATAAAATTGAAGAATCGATAAAAGATATGACAGAAATGTTTGATTTAAGTGGTGTCGATTTTGACTCATCTAATAATGATATGTTTGATGTTAGTGGTTTTAATATGCCTAATCCAGATGACCTTAATAATCATATCAATGGTTTAATGGATGGAAAATTGGGAAAATTAGCGAGTGAAATAGCTGAAGAAACAGCTAAGGAGATGTCTATTGATTTAGAAGAAGAAACGAATGTAAACGATGTTATGGGAAAATTATTCAAAAATCCAGGTAAATTGTTAAACATGGTAAAAAAAGTAGGGTCTAAATTAGACCAAAAAATTAAGTCAGGCGAAATTAAAGAAAGTGAATTGATGCAAGAAGCATCAGATTTAATGAGAAAAATGAAAAATATGCCTGGAATGAAAGGTATGGAAGGACTTTTTAGTAAAATGGGTATAAACAGCACAAAAAATATGAATTTCGGGGCTATGGAAACAAAATTAAATCAAAATATAAAAACAGCAAAAATGAAAGAAAGAATGAGAGCCAAATTAGAAAAAAGAAAAGCTGAGAGACAAGCTAAAAAATTTGTTCATTCCAGTTATGGTGGTAATAATAAAATGGAAAAAAGTGGTCTTAATCCTATTCAGGAAGATGCTCCTGTAAAAAGAAAGAAGAAAAAGAAGAAAAAGAAAAAGAAAAAAAACAATTAATATATTAATTACGAAATAATTAATATTAATAATTAATATATGAGTGATTTTTGGTTATATAATCCATTAGTATTATTTGATAAAGAACATATACTTGAATTTTGGCCAAATAATAAAATGAGTTTAACAAGAAAAATGAACGCTATTGCAAGAAGTATTATTACTTTAACATTAATAGGGTTTTTATTTACTCAATCTGTTAAATTACTGATTACATCTGTAATAACTTTGGTCGTTTTAGTAATATTATATAAAACTCAATATGAAAAAAAACAATTAGAAAACTTAAAAGAAAGCGCATATAGAGAAGGGTTTGAAGGAAGAAACTCTGATAAATTTATAGACGTTTTTAATGATAATTTTACAACACCCACTAAAAAAAATCCTATGATGAATGTCTTAATGACAGATTATACAGATAATCCCCAAAGAAAAATGGCAGCTCCATCATATAATAAGAGAATTGCTGAGAAAATAAATGACAAATCAATAAAAAGAAATAAATTGTATCAAGATTTAGGAGATAATTTGGCTTTTGAACATCAAATGAGAAATTTTCATTCAATGCCAAATACCACTATTCCTAATAATCAAAGAGGATTTGCTGAATTTTGCTATGGTAATATGCCGTCTTGTAAAGGAGGCGATGATGAACAATGTAATAAGTCCATGAGAAAGATTGGTGGTCAAATATACTATTAAATTATTAATTTATTAATAAATAATTAATAATAATTATATTTATAATTAATATATGACAAGTCTTCATAGTTTTGTTTTCGATGGCTTAACAAGAATAGGACAAGATCCATGTGGAATTACTGAAAAAGATTTACAAAACCAAAAAAATGGTAGTTATATTACACAAAATTATTTTGAAAAAAATTGTGGTATGGGTAAAGAAATAAAATTCGCGACCTCTCAACCTAATGTATTTTACAACGGAGGATATGGTGTAACTGATAGTTGTAATGTTGATAATGATTCAAAATTAAGAATTGGTGGTACACAAACTAATCCAAAATGTAGAATTAATTTACAAGAAAGACCTTATTTAACTGTACCATTTTTAGGAAGAGGACCATCTAATCCTGTTCTTGAATCTAAATTAATGCAAGGCGCAAGTGTTTTAGATAAAAAAAGTTGCAAAACTATTACTGAAAAACAATTGGTTAATAGAGATGATGACCTCGTACCATCTTTAAAATCCACTATCCAAAACCCTGCTAATCTTGTTGAAGGTGTTGCTGCTAATGGTTGGATCAGAGGCGGATTACCATCCAGAGAATTAACGCGTGATATGGATTATTTCAAAAGAAAATAATTTAAACATATAATCATTCATTTTATATAATGTATAATTATAATTATAAAGTATATTACAAACATATCGATGGTGATGTAGGTGATACTACATATAGAAAGCAATTGTTAGAAGCTTGCAATTTAAAAGAATGGACTGATAAAATGGTGGAAATTCAGGATAACATTTATATAAAATTCAAAGATAATAAACAGTTCTCAAGTATTTTGAAAAAAAGTATAGAATACGGTTTTAAAATGCCTTTTACATTAGATGAAAAATTCGCAATGACATTTTTATTTTCATTCGATTATTATGAAAATTTTCACAACTGTATAAAAGATTTATACAATGATAATAAAATTTCAAATGATAATTTCAAAGAAATTATGAATTTATTATCTTGATAATTAATATATTATGGCAAGCACAAATATGAAAAATGGGCAAGGTTATTATTGTGAACAACAAAAAAGATTTGATAGAATATCTAATTGTCAAACTGATATTAGAGTAAGCAAACATAATAACAATTGCTTACCTGATTTAGGAATTATTAATGGTATGATGACAACGGGTTATAATAATCATATATTATCAAATAATGCTGCTGATATTGAAAGTTCTTTATTTGGAATAGGATCTACAAATTTAGTAGAAAAACAGCCTGATGTAAAACCATCCATGAATAAACGTAAATATTGCAAATGGTTTTCAAGAAATAATGTTTTTTTACCAGAACCATTAGTTATAGAAAAAAGTCAAAGAGCTTCAGGTCCGTTTTCCTCCAATTAATATTAATTATTGAATAATAATTATAACAATAATTAATATATGTTTAGAAATTCTTCACGTTTAAGACAAGAAAGAAAACAAATATCACAAAATTTACACAGTTCCGATATTAAAGATTTTCCTACAAATCGTGTTCACGGTAATTTTATCATGTGGGATGAACATAAACAACATTGGGTTACATCCGGTAAAGATGCTGTAACAAGTGCCGAATTAAATGCCGCTATAGATAATCTTATTGGAGGTGCTCCCAATACATTAGATACTTTAAAAGAAATTGCTGATGCTATTGGTGACCCTGGAAGCACTACTAACGATTTAATTACTCGTTTAAATCAACACAACACTACTATAGATTTGTTAACCGTTACACAACCTATTAATCTTAACGCTATCACAACTTCACATATTAGTGATGGTTCAATTACTGGTAGTAAATTAGCTGCCGGTTCAGTAAGTATAGATAAAATTGTAAATAATAGTATTTCTACAAATAAACTTGATACAAATTGCGTTACCACAAACAAAATCGATAATAATGCTATAACCACCGCAAAAATTTTAGATGGAAATGTTACCAATAGCAAATATGCTGAAGGTAGTATTACGAGTAGTAAATTAGCAAATGGATTTTTAACATCTAATCACATTCCTAATGCCGTGATTACTACTGATAAAATATCAGCAAGCGCTATCACATTAGATAAAATGGCCGCTGATTCTATTGATACCACACAAATAAAAAATGATTCTATAACTACAGATAAATTGAAAAATTCTCTTATTACCAACATTAAATTAGCTGGTTCTATCACTCAAGATAAATTACAAGGAAATATTCCTACAAACAAATTAGCTGATAATTGTATTTCTACAAATAAGATAATAGATGATTCTGTAACTACGGCCAAAATATTAGACAGTAATATAACAACCGATAAAATAGCAAATAACGCTATCACGGTTGAAAAAATAAAAAATGAATCCGTTCATACTCAAAAATTAGCCCTTCTTTCTGTTACTAAAAATCAAATTGCTTATAACACAATAGAGAAAGACCAGATAGCCTCAAGAACTATTACTAACGATAGAATAGCTTTAGGGACCATAACAAATTTAGAATTAGCCAATAATTGTATAAGGAGCGAACATATACTTGATAATGCTATTACATTAGATAAAATAGCACCACTTAATGTAACAACTTCTGATATTAGCAATGCCGCTATTACTACTAATAAAATAGCTGATAGAAATATTACATCTATCAAAATTGGATTAAATGCTATTAACAGTGAGCATTTAGCACCCGGCCTTCTTGATACTGTTGATATTAGTAACTCTGCTGTTACTACAACAAAAATAGCTGATTCTGCCGTAACATCCGCAAAAATACTTGATAATGCCATTATAGCTTCAAAAATACCAAATTCATCGATTACTAATGCCAAACTATCACATAACTCCGTAGATTCAAATCAAATAAAAGAAAATGCTATTATCACAAGTAAAATAAAAACAGCAAATATTACATTAGATAAAATGGCTGCCGATTCTGTTGACACTACACAAATTAAAAATAACGCCATTACTACTGATAAAATTACAAATCAAAATGTAACTCGCGACAAATTAGCGTTAGGTGTTATAGATGATACCAGATTAGAAAATAATGCTGTAAGAGAAGAACATATTTTAAATGATGAAATATCTACCAACAAGTTAAAAAACGATGTTATCACAACACTTAAAATAGCTAATGATGCTATTACAAATCCTAAAATAGCCAATAACACAATCACAACTTCTAAATTAACAAATAACTCTATTACAACAGCACTAATTAATAGTGGAGCCGTTACTACTATTAAAATAAATGATAATGCTATTACAAATTCCAAGTTAGATGTTAGTTGTGTAGATACATCAAATATTGTTGATAGTGCTGTAACAGGAGCAAAAATAGCAGACGCCACAATTCTATCAAAACACATTTCGGCAGCCCAAATATCAACGAATTTATTACAAGATAGTTCTGTAACTACAGATAAAATCTTGAGTAACAACATTACAGCGTCAAAAATAGCTGATGGAAATATTACCACAGATAAAATTGCGGACAGTAATGTAACAACAGATAAAATTGCGGACAGTAATGTAACAACAGATAAAATTGCGGATAATGGTGTAACAAGTGGTAAAATAAAGGATGATGCTGTCATAACAGCGAAAATAGCAGATAATAATATTACTACAGCAAAGATAGCCGATAATGCCATTACAAATGCCAAGTTAGATATTAGTTGTGTTAATACATCAAATATTGGTGATGGTCAAGTGAGAACAGATAATATTCAAAATACGTCTGTTACTATAAATAAATTAGCTTCCTCTATCTCTACAAAACTTAATTTTATTACTGTTACTGCCAACGCTAATTTGGATCAAATAAATACTAATAAAAATGATATATCAAATAATACTGCTGCCATTTCTACATTAACAAATGGTGCTCCAGCTGTTTTAAATACATTAAATGAATTGGCAAGTGCTTTAGGTAACGATGCAAATTTTTCTACAACAGTAACAACTGCCTTGTCTAACCGCGTTCAAACAACAGGGGACGAAACAATAGCTGGTAATAAAACTTTTAGTTCTACTATTATAGGAAATATTAATGGAGAAGCAGAGAAAACAAATACTATTAAAAATGCTTCTACGGCTCCTGATTCAAATACATCCGGAACGGCAGGAGAAATAAGATACGATTCTAATTATCTATACATTTGTACAGGCACGGGAACTGGTTTATGGAAAAAAGTCGCTTTGCAAAATATAGCCTAATTTAGAAATATTAATTATTTATTATGTTAATAATTAATATATGTCTATGTACGCATCGAAACATGAAAAAGATAGAATTGGTTCTTTGGATGGTAAAATTTTAAGTACAGATATTGCTGATTTCCCTGGTAAAAGAGTATTGAAACACGATGATATTATACAATGGGATATATATAAACAAACATGGGTTACTGGTCAATTAACATCCTACCCACAAATATTCGCAAACCAACAAGCTATTATAGATTTATCTAATAATACAGATACTGCTATTTCAAATGCTATCAATAAAGTAGTTGGAGACGCACCCGCCGCTTTAGATACATTAAAGGAAATATCAGATATTGTAGGTGATTCAAATAATTTATCTGGTAGTTTAATAACCAAATTGGGTGCTCATGATGTTAGTTTTAACGCACTGATTACAGTAACAAATAAGCATGATATATCACAAAATGCTTTCAATACAAGAATAACTAATAATACAAATTCTATTAATAACAACATTTCTACAATTGCTTCAAACAATACAACACTTTCTAACAGTGTAACTGCTTTATCAACACAACAATCCACAAATAATACTACGATAACAACACATACTACACAAATTTCAAATATTATAACAGATGTAAGTGCGAATACATCTCAAAGAAATTTAAACACAACAAATATATCAAATAATTTAACTAAGATTCAAAAAAATATTCAAGATATTTCAAATAACAATGCTCATTTGAATAGAATAGACGCAAGTTTAAATGCTATTGTTGTTGATATTTCAAGTAATGAAACCAATATAGCAACAAATCAACAAAATATTATTAATAATGATAATGACATTGCCACTATAAATTCAACATTAACTACACATACCAATAATATAGCAACCAATGTTACAAATATTAATACTAATGCTGGTAATATTTCAAGTAATGACAGTGATATTACCGCACTACAAACAAGAATGACAACAGCAGAAACAAGTATAACATCACATACAAATCAATTATCATCTAATAGCAACTTATTAAATCAGCACGCCTCATCATTAATAGTATTGAATAATCATAAAACAACTATTGATTCAAGTGTTAATATTTTGGATATAAGCATGGCAAATGTAGATAATATTATTGGTCCTCGTAGTGTAAGTAATCTTTCAAAAATAAACACAAACATTACTAATATAAATGACATATCGAACAATGTTTCTACTAATACTACTAATATTTCTACGAATACCACTGATATCAATACACAAAAATCAAGGTTAGATACATTATTAAATGGCGCACCTGCTGCTTTGGATACACTAAAAGAATTAAGTGATGCTATTGGAGACCCTAATGGGATTGGATCTTCAGTAGTTACAAAAATAAGTATATTAGATACCAGCATGAATACTGTATTAACACAACAACAAACTAACATAACTAATATTACAAATAATACTACTAATATAGCAAATAATGCTACGGCAATAACCAACAAACAAAATACTATTCAAAATGGAGATTTGGATTTCGCAAAAATATCAGGATTATCCACTGCTTTAAATGGAAAGCAACCTTTAATTGGTGTAGGTGGTTTATCTCAAAATAAAGTAGATGGGCTTGAAGTTGCATTAAACGGAAAACAAAATGTTATTGCTGATAATGGGCTTCCTGTTTCAAAGGTTACAAACTTACAATCTTTATTAAATGGAAAACAAGAATTAATACAAGATAATAGTTTACCACAAACTAAGGTATTCAATTTAGTTAATACTTTATCTCAAAAACAAGCTATTATACTTGATGGTGATTTAACTATAGCAAAAACAAGCGGACTACAAGCAGCATTAAATAGTAAGCAAGATACTGTTGTTAATAATTCACTTCAAATCTCACATGTGAGTAATCTACAAAATAAATTAAACACGTTACAACCTTTGTTAATTACAGGAAAAAATGTTGAAATTGACAGTAATAATATTATTAGAGCCGAATTTAAAGATGTAAAAATTAACGATTTATCTGATTGTGTTAGCAATATAGATGATTTTAACAATAGTATTCTATTAGGAACTACTGATCATGGAACTTTGAGTAACGCCATAAATAATATAGGAATTGGATTAAATGCATTGAAAATAATTACAAGCGGACAAAATAATATCGCGATAGGTAAAAATAACTTACAAAGTAATACAACAGGAAGCACAAATGTTAGTATAGGTTCAAGCGCTTTAGAAAATAATAGTAGTGGTCAGGGTAATGTTAGCATAGGACATCAATCTGGTTCAGTTAATACAACCGGACAAAATAATACTTTTATTGGAAAATCAAGTGGAGCCACGGCAACTTATAATAATTTATCTAACGCCACGGCAATAGGATATAATTCAAAAGTCAATACTAATAATACGATTCAATTGGGCAATACATCTATTACTGACGTTAAAACAGCAGGTAAAATGACACTTGGTTCTGTTACATATACTAACAGTGCTGGAACAAGTGGTCAATTCTTAAAATATGATGGTACTGGAAATGCTAATTGGGGCGATATTGATAAAACACAAATTGATTACGCGACAGCATATCAACAAGTTAGCTATCAAAATACGAATTCATCAAGTGCTAATTATATAAGCGACGCAAACATAAAAGACGCATTAAATGATATGTCACAAGCTCTCGCTACTTTAGCCACAGCAGTTCAAGCATTAAACGATAAATATGTATTGGATTAATTATATTTAAGAATAATATATTAATTATGAATAATTAATATGTTTATAATTAATATATATGGCTTTCACAAGATATAATTATGATGATTTAAGAACAAAGAAAATATTACAAGAGTCAACAGGATTATGTAGATATATGTTGAATGTCCCCGGACCACATAAAACTACGTGTTATATGGATGATCCTCAAGTAAGATTACAAAAGTTCGGTGGTAATAATAGAAGTGTTAGTAATGGTCATCCTATAGATATTGATAGCGACTTAAAAGGATATACAAGACCTTTACAAAAATATTGCACAACGCTTGAATTCCCAAATAAAGGAGTAGCAAAAAGTAGCGCTATTAAATATGAAAAATGCGATGCCCCTATTACTGACCAAAGTAGAGCTACCCACCCCGCAAGAAGTTATAGGTCATTACCAAATCAACCTATCGATATTCCTCTATTAAATCACCAAGAAAATACGTGCTTTCATTTTCATAATAATTTAAATACAAGACTTTTAGAAAGAGATAATTACGTTCCCAAATTACCTTGTTTAAATTAAATAATTAATTAAGTATTAAATAATTATTTATATTGAACATATATATATAAATGGAAGTGGGTATAGTATTAGTTGGGTTAGGAGCAATGTATATTTTATCTAATCAAAATCAACAAAAGTCCAATGTGAATGTTAAACATTACTATCAAAAAAAGGAAGGATTCAGTGGCAATCATAGAAGTCGTTTAGCAAATCCACCATTAAATAACTATCCAGTTGAGGAGAAAGGACAAGTTAAAAAAAGTACGTTATATTATTCTGGTGCGAGCAACGA